TAGCCAATTGTTATACGAATTCTTAATCCATTTAATCATTGTCTTCTCCTAAGTAATTTTGGTGGAGCTGTGGGGTACTGCCCCCCAGTCCAGTATGTGTTCACGTTGCTTCAACGTTTACAAATTATATAGTATATAAAAGGCTAAAAATACTCATTATATATTATTTAATATTTTAGTGTATCTTTTATGTTACACTGCTATTCCCATAATATCTCCTTGACCCCAGAGATATTGATCCCAATCTTTTAATTGAGAATGTAGGTGATTCATTAGAACCTTTGTGTTAAATTCTAAACCTTCAAGAGTACGATTATTATCAATAGTATAGTCTGTCATCCATTGTTCAATACTCATACTATCTTTTGCTTCAGGAGGTAGATGATCTGATCTATCAACCCAAATAGCATAATCAAATACACCAGAGTTTTTCATAGCAAAGAATTCTGCTTTATTTCTAAGTCCACAATAGATGTCATACTCATGAAACATTTCACGACCTAGTGTAGCAGGGTCTTTTGCATTATAGTCACATATAGCATCATACCATTCTGCTCTATGATTATGCCTATCAGTGTAACATTCTTCCTCTGATTTATAACCATACTTATCTTTTAAATCATTAAAGATAAATTTCTTTGAGCAAAATTGGCTACTACTCTCAAATGAGTAACCCATATTATCCCTTAGTATTTCACAAACAGTATCTTTGCCATGTCTGCCATGACCTACAACAAGTAATTTTAATCTTTTCTTTTTCATATTATTTCGCTTTGTAAAAAATGTGATTATCAATTTGAGCGGTCTTAATCATAAATTCTTCTGTAGCCCAGAAAGGATTTACATAGTCAGCATGGTAGTGATCAGCACCATTAGTATTATCATTAGATTGATTAGATATAACTTCTGAAGCAATAGTATATGCTAGATCATATGCTTTCTGATCATCTGGTGTTGTATCAGTAAGTGTCCATGTCCAGCTAAATTGTTTATTAGCATATACAACATCACATATATTATCTGCATGTTTTGAACTAGCAACTCTATTCATTGTTACGTGAGCAACAGCATACTGTCCATCAATAGTTTGATTTCTTGCTTCATGATAAACATTTAAAGCAAGGCATTCTTTAGCTTCTGCTTTTTCACCATTAAATAGGCCAATACAAGCACCTAAACCAAGTAACATTGCTAATGTAAATGCGCCGGATAAGATATTTTTCATATTTACTACTCATTTATTATGTTTGTTGATAGTATATTAGCACATATAAAATCAGATGTAAAGCATTAAATGTACTTTTTTGCAAGTTTTTTTATACCTAATGACCAGTTTTCTGCAGCATTTTCTACATATCCTAACGCTTTATTAGGAAAATCTTCAGTATAAAATAGTTTATCATTACTATCAAAGTATTTTATATAAGCTCTTTCATTCTTATAATCAAAATGAACTTCAGCCTTACCCTTATTATCTTCAGAATAATATGTGTTTAATTTACGACCCATCTGCTATGAACTCCTTTGTCATTGGAAAAATGTTTGAAATATTTAGAGAAATCTCACGTGCTAATTCTATATGTTCAAGTTGTGTTCCATTACCAGTTCTTAACTCAATGTAGTGTATCCATGATCTTAAGGTTGCATTAGCAAACAAACGTGATACTGTATTACCTTCTGGTAATACCGAGCGAGCTTGTTCTTTAGCAATACCATTTTCAATTGCCCAGTTATAGGCTAACTTTGCTTCATGGATAATTTGGTGTTGTTTCATTCTCCATGATCTTGCAAGTTCCCTATCTGTACTTGGAATAGAATTCTGTCTATTCTTAGGATCTTGCATACGTGCTTCACGAACAACAAATGCTTCATCTTGATCTTGAGGATCCGCATATCTTTGACTGAATTCTTGAAAAGACATTGAGCGGTGTCGTAATAGCTGCCGAGCAATATCACGTGTGGTTTCTATACCTAATGTACAAGATACCATTTCCAGTGGAGACCAATGCTTATGTTCTATAAGGTATCTAATAAGTTTCTCAGCAGTTTTAGTATTCATCTCATTAGCAGGATTAGATACACGTGCACAATAACTAATAATATCTTGTGCATCTTTTAATCCACCTGCTAATAATTCACCTGATGGTTGAGGTGTTACTACAGTCCATACTTTCATTGCATTACTCCATTTTAAAATTATTGAATTTTTCTTGTGCGGTTGTCTTATCAAACACTGGTCCATCTTGAACCATACCACCTGTAGGGTCACCTTCGGCATCCATTAATCGCATTCTTGATCTATCAATACCAATAACAAATCTCTTATTAGTGCTTACATCATTATAACGATTCTTTAATTGTTTAACCATAACTTGACCTACGGCATCTAATTCTTCTGTGGCTATAAGTGCAATCATTAAGTCAGCGGTAGCGGGTAGTCCAAAAGACTCGGACGTATCTTCAAGCCCAACATCTGAGTTACCAAAACCAGAACGTGTCGTTTGCGTTGCAGTGAAGACCGGTAAGTCGAACTCAACAGCAAGGCCACGTAGCTCCTCGGCAATCGCTTTAATATATGTATAAGAATTGATTGATCCTCCCATTGCTTTCATTCTGGATGATGAACAAATATTAAGATAGTCGATAAAGATAATATCTGGTGTAAACTTTTTCTTTAACTTCAATTCATTTAGTAATGCTCTGAAGTGTCCGGAGTGAGCTGAACCAGTTGGATATTCTTTAACAATAAGTTTACCATTTGTTTGTTTAGATATGCGTGCAATCTTTTCTGAATACATTGATTTAGATAGAGTATCTAATTGATCAATAGGAATGTTTAATATATTAGCATCTATACGTTCTGCTATTCTTTCTTCAGACATCTCCATAGTTATATAAAGCACATTCTTACCTTGAGTCATTGCAGCACCTGCTACGTGACACATTGCAAGAGATTTACCAACACCAGTACCAGCAAGAATAACATTAAGTGACTTGTTAGGAATACCACCTTTAGTAATAGTATTTAGCATATCAATGTCAAATGGCATCTTTTCTTCATCTGCATGATAGAAGTCAAACCGTTTAGAGAAATCTTCAATATAATCGTGACCAATGTTAGTATCAAAACTTACACTCAAGGCATCTGATAATAAATCTGGTAATGCATTCTTGGTTAGAGTTTGGTGCTTGCCATCAATAATAGTAATTGATTCCATAATAGCATTATGTACTGCTCTATCTTGACACCACTTCTCTGTTTTATCAACTAACCATTCTTGGTCAATCTCTTCATCTTTAAATATTTCTGGTAGTATTTCTACTGCGTGATGATAATGTTCATCAGAGAAACCAGTTGCTTCATCTAGTTCAATCTTAAAGGCTTCAAGTGTTGGTAGTCTGTTGTACTTTGCAACAAACTTACCAACTTCCTTAAATAGATTTTTATAAACACCTTCAAAATATTCAGGCTTAACAAATGGCAATACTTTGCGCATATAGTTATCATCAACTAAAATGTTTCTTAATATTACCTGTTCAATATTCATTCTGATTCCCTTGTAACCACAGTTTCTTCTTCGATAGACCTAACTAGTATGTCTGATAATACATCACCTACAGCTAATTGTAAATCAATATCTTTTGCACTTAGATCAGCATCTGGTGTTTCTATAATATCAAAGTCAAAGGACATAACAGGTTCTTCACCTTCACCGCTAACTCTTAGTTGACCAAAACCAAATACAGTTTCTACATATGGACCAGTTTTAAATCTAATAGCCCAGGCATCATTATCACCTGGAACTAATTCATAATCTACACCATCCTCAGGTACTTCACGACCTAATTGTTTATCAAATCTCATTAAGCTTCCTCAATTAAAGAGTCAAGATCAATCTCGGATTTATATCCAATAGTGAACTGACGTTTTATAAATTCTTTAAAATTTGTTTCAGTCATAATACGGTCCCAGAAATCTGACTTGAGTGTCTCAGCCATACGAGATTTCTTTGTAAGGACTTCACCAGTAGCGGGGTTAATACCTTCATACCAACCATTACTTGGCTTCTGAGCAAATCCACCAGCAAGAGCAACTTCTAATAAACCAGAATATTGTTCTACGCCACCTTCCCACGATACTGAGATAGGGATTTTAGATTTTTCTTTAACAGACCGAGACTTCTCAATATTAACAACAAAGTCATAACCAGTTACTTCTGTACCAGTTTTGTTCTGTCTGCGACCAATGATCCAAATATCATTAGCTGAGTAATATATACCTGATCCACCAGAAACAATAGCTTTAGGGAATAGACCCATTTCTTGATATGTGTGGTTAATAGCCAACATAGAAATATCTTTCATAGCCAGATAAGGAGTACACATACGGAACAAACTTTTTAATTGTTTAGCACGTGACATATCTGCAACAGACTTCTCATTCTGAGCATCTTCCATTTCTTTCTTAGAAGCAAGGTTACCGATTGAATCTATAACAACAATAACATTATCTTTCTTATCCAAACCTTCTAATTGGTTTATAAGATCAAACTTTAATTCTTCTACATTAGTAATAGGCGTATGTAGAACCCGTGATGCATCAATACCAAATTGTTGAAAGTATGCTTGAGGTGATCCAAACTCTGAATCGTAAAAGAGCATTACAGCATCTTTATGTTTGTCAAGATATGCAGAAGCCATTAGTAATGCAAATGATGTCTTAAAGTGTTTAGAAGGACCAGCTAGTACAGTTAGACCAGGTGAAAGACCTCCGTCAACAGAACCAGATAGTGCAACATTAATCATTGGCACTGGTGTTGAAACCATTTCTTTATTATTAAAGAAACCAGATTCCGAAAGAACCTCAGTATGTTTCAACTTTGTATTCTTCTTGAGTTTATCCATTATACTCATTTAGTTTTCCTTTTAATTATTTTCACATACACGAGTTCGCAAGTCTGTACTTGAG